AAGAGCAAAATGTGTTCAGATTAATGTAATGGGAGAACCATCAATAAGTGCCTAGAAAAACTAAAAAGAAATTATGCCAATGCGGCACAACCGCTAAAGGTCAAATGGATATGATTTTGTTTGAGATAAGACAAAACAGAAAAGACATTTTAGAACTAAAAGAATTTATGAATAAATCCAAAGGCACTCTAGCAGTCGTAGTTTTTATGGCAGGATTAATTGGAGCATTTATAGGTCTTTGGAATTATATGAAATGAGGTATCTAATAATATTAATTTTATTTTTAAGTGCTTGTGACAACGCAAGACATAGAATTAATGTTAATACAAATCCATTCAGTAATAAATTCGAAGAAAAAACTAAAGTGGGTTACTCCATAACATTCGGAAAAGAACGTAAAGAAACAATCAAAGAGGATTAAATATGACACTACCAGACACAATAACTTGGTTAAGACAATTTTGGTTTAACCGAAGCGAAACACAGAAGTGGATAATAGTAATTATTATTGCATTTATACTTTTTTTAATATGAATGAAAAATTAATTACTGCACTACTTGCAATCTTACTTGCATTAGGTGGTTGGAACTTATCTCAAACTTTTTCGCTTTCTAATCAAATGGTTTTAGTAAAAGAAAAGGTAAATAACATTGAAGAAAATATACAGAAATTTTCTAAGAAAAAACCGAAGAAAAAGAAAAAGAAGAATAACTAAATGAAACTTTCAGACAGAACTTCAGTTTCTATGCCAATGAAAAACTTAATAAGTATCATTGGAGCAGTAGCAGTTGGTGTCTGGGCGTATTTCGGAATTACAGAAAAACTTAATAATCATACTACTAAATTAATGATGATTGAAAAAGATTTAGAAAAGGTAGTTGAGTTTTCAATTAAATACCCAAGAGGAGAAATGGGTATGAGTGCGAATGACCAAGAACAAAATATCCTTATAGAATTTCAACAAGGAATTATTGAAAAGCTACAAACAGATGTAGAAAAATTAAAAGATAAACAAAGACAATTTTCAAATGGAGACCATCAATGATTGAGACTGTATTCGCTTTACTATTAATTTTAAATGGAGAAATAGTAGAACACACTTATAAAGACAAATTATCAAACTGTATGAAATCGGCTCGTATTGCAAAAAAAGAAGTCAATCCTGAAAGCGTTAGATTTGTTTGTAAACAAGTTAAAGCAAAAACAGAAATTTATATGGGAGAAAAGAAAATATTAAAAATTATAAATGAGTGATAAAAAATTAAAAGAACTTCATGCGGTATTAGCTGAACAATTACTTAAAAAGGTTAAAGACCCAGACTGTAAAGCGTCAGACTTAAATGTAGCTAGACAGTTTTTAAGAGATAATGGAATTGATGCAGTTCCAGTAGATAACTCTCCATTAGAAAAACTAATGAAAGAGTTACCTTTTGAAGAAAAGAAAGTAGTTAAGATTAACTAATACCTCTCTGACCTACTTTACCAAAGCCACCTTCTTTGTGTTCGGTCATTACACTTCTATGTGTCCAACCAAATCCAATTTGATAACCTTTGGGGAAAACGAATAAGTGGTATTGATTAGCAGTATCTACTAGTCTTTTTTCGACTGGATAGATTTCGATAGCTTCACAATCTTCGCCACAAAGTTCGTTTTTGATTTCTTGTAAATGTCGCCAATCGTGAATTGACTTTTTATCAAGTCTCTTAATAGATAGGTAAGTCATTTTACCCTTCATTGAAGGTTCTCTTACCATATAGTCAGCTTGTTTATTTCGCTGAACATTAACTTGGTAAATATCATTTACATAAACTTCGCAATCAAATTCTTCTTTGAAGATTTTCTTTGCGATTGACATTGTAATTTTCTTACCGAAGTGTGCAAATTTATTTTGAATACCTTTGATTTGTTCGTAATCAGATTTACCACTTGTGGCAAGTTCAGTTCGTTCAAACTTGTGCATAACTACTCCTTTCTGCACTTGGCGAATGTTTAAAGTATTTAGTCATGTAGTTATTGTAGATAGTTTCATCATCAGGAATTTCCATCTCGGCAAGTGCTTCGACAAAGATATGTTCTTGATTGTTTAATAACTCACGACCACCTTGAACAAATAATTTATTAATTTTTGCTTCATGTTCTTCAAACTCTTTTATGTCTTCTTCAGAGTGAACAGGAGATTGCAAAGGAATATGTGCGTTGCATCTTTTTACATATTCTCTTACGTCATGTTCATAACATGGAAGTAATAATAATTTTTTATTCATAACCTATTTTACCACACGACCTTTTTTGAAATCGTCAACGAGCAAGTAAAATGGATTAAGGCAAAAAATTTTTATTGTTTACCAATATGTATAGAATGAAAGAAAAAGCTTTTTTGCGTTTTTGAGTGAAATTTTTTTTCACTTTGTTGAAAAGTAGAGGACACCGAAGTTAAATAAGTTAGCAATGACGTTGTAATAATTTGTGATGTAGCTAATTTTTAAACTTTTTAAAAAACAAATCATGCACAATAAATTAAAAGATTTTAGAAATTTTCTGTACTTAACTTGGAAACATTTAAAGTTACCAGAACCAACACCTATTCAATATGATTTAGCTGATTACTTAGCTAGTGGAAATTCAAGAACAATTATTAGTGCTTACAGGGGTTGTGGAAAATCATGGATTACCTCAGCTTATGTATTGTGGAGATTATTATTAGACCCACAAATAAACATACTAGTAGTTTCAGCTTCTAAAAATAGAGCAGATGATTTTAGTACATTTTGTTTAAGATTACTTCATGAGATGCCAATATTAAATCATCTCTATCCTAAAGATACGCAGAGACAATCAAAAATTAGTTTTGATGTAGCTCCTGCAGGTGCAAGTCATCAACCAAGTGTAAAGTCTCTTGGAATAACTTCGCAACTAACAGGAAGTAGGGCAGATTTAATAATCGCTGATGATGTAGAGACAAGTGGAAACACACAAACTCAGTTAATGAGAGATAAGTTGTCTGAAGCCATCAAGGAGTTTGAAGCAATTATTAAACCTGAAAAATCACGCATAGTTTTTTTAGGAACTCCACAAGTCGAACAAAGTATCTACAATAAATTACAAGAGAGAGGTTACAAGGTTCGATACTGGACTGCTAGATACCCAAATGAAAATCAATTAAAAAGTTATGGTTCTAATTTAGCACCAATAATTAATAATACTTGGTCACATGACGAAATAGGTAAACCTACAGACCCTACAAGGTTTGATGATAGAGACTTATTAGAAAGAGAAGCAAGTTATGGTCGTTTAGGATTTAACATGCAATACATGTTAGATACTACTTTAAATGATTTAAACAAATATCCATTAAAGTTATCTGACTTATGTGTAATGACATGTAATCCTGATAACGCACCAGAGAAAGTAATTTGGGCATCTAGTCCTGAATTAAGACATGACACACTTCCTAACGTTGGTTTACAAGGAGATAGTTATTTTAGACCCATGCAGATTAAAGGAGAATGGCTTCCTTATACTTCTAAAGTCATGGCAATAGACCCTGCAGGAAAAGGAAAAGATGAAACAAGTTATGTCGTTACAGGTTTATTAAATGGAAATATTTATCTTTTAGATGCAGGTGGATTTAGTGCAGGTTATACAGAACATGTTTTAAATAAACTAACTCAGATAGCTAAAAATAATAAAGTAAATAAGATTTTAATAGAAGATAACTTTGGACAAGGTATGTTTGAAGTTTTATTAAAACCTTATTTAATTAAAGAGTATAGATGTTCTACAGAATTAATAAGACAAACAACTAATAAACACAGACGAATATTAGACACACTAGAACCATTAATATCTCAACACAGAATTATTGTAGATGCCGAAGTAATTAAAAAGGATTATGATTTAACTAATCAATTATATAGTCCTGAACAGGCATTACGTTATCAATTATTTTATCAAATCAGTCGTCTTCAAAAAGGAGCAAATACTTTAGCTCAAGACGATAGAATAGATGCTTTACAAATGGCTTGTGCCTATTGGCTTCAGCTATTAGTTAAAGACCAAGATTTAGCATACCAACAAAGAAAAGATGAAAGACTTCAGGCAGAATTAGATAAATACTGGGGTACAGATAATAATGACAGTTGGATTAAGCTATAAACCTATCCCTTAAACAACTCGAGCAATGTATGGGGGCAGGTCTAGTTGGGAGACTGACTAGACCGCTAAAATTGGGGTTTTTGATTAAAGTACCCCTATATAGAAGACAGACCATTATCTTGGGAGAATAACACTGAAACTCTGCAATATCTGTCAGACCAATGCCATTTTCTTGGTAAGTCCGAACCTGTGGTTTCCCAACCGAATATACTAATGGGGATATACAGGTTTGATAGGTTGCCCACTTGGAGAGACCACACAGGTTTCACTATAGAGTGCTTATTTGATGATTTTTAATAAAGTTCCACTACTGTAGTATTCACTATAAGACAACTATAGTTATAAAAGCTAAGAAAGACATCATCATCAAGCACTTATGTAATATGCTATTGATGAAACCTTTCCATCTCCTTTTGTTTCTGAACAATGACTAAAAACAAAGTTATATATCTTAAATCTCTTATTAAAGACTTTAAACCAAGAACGGAGACATTTCCTAAAGAAATTTTAGAAGAACTAAATAAACTTGGAATTGACCTAATAACAACTAAAAAACCTGTAGACCTACAAGCGGATAAACAGGCAGGTAGGAGCTTCATACTTAACCACACAGAAGAATTTTTGAACCATGTGGTAGACTATAGCTTGGCAGATAAACTTAGAGATTGGATTAATGAACCAATTCCACCAGTAAAATAATTTGGTACAAAAATCTGACAACCTCACGCATATAGGGTACAAAAAATTTTCCCCATGCCACCATTTTAAATAAAGATGGGGTGGGTATGCCTAAAAAATTACGAACGCAACAAATGTTGCAACAAAAACTATGATTACTTAATGTTTCTGCGGAAACTTGTTAGATTTAAGAACTAATGATGATGATTTTGTAGAATTTTTAAAACTTTTTATTGAAAAAATTATTTGCTATCATCTCTGTCATTATCTGTTTTGAAACTTTATGATTAACAAGGAGTAAGGAGTTTGACAATCCGTTAAATGTATAAAGGGTTTTACTCCTAACAATTAACAATATGAATATCTTTAAATACTTAACAATTAGAGGTTGGGTTAGTGTTGTGGGAGTGGTATTATTCTGTATAATATTAATGGTATGGTTAAGTTAGATAAAAAGAAGAAGTTTGATTTTCCTAATAAATTAGCTAAACAAGTTATTAAAGTACAGGCAGACCTACAAGGAATACCAATCAAAGAATTTATTAAGAAAAGAAAAGCAATACTTAAATCTCAAGAAGAATACCAAAAGACACATTGGGTTACTCCATTAACTGACGCTCAGAAATTCTTTATTGCTACATCAACAACTCCAAGTTCATACATGAATAAACATTTGTCCAAGAGTAATTTAATAGCAATCGAACACTATAAATTAACTTCGAAAGGTTATGCTCAACATGTAGCCGCAAGAGAAGCCGCAAAAAAACTACGACAAGGCATTGAGAAAACTTATGAACCATTTAAAAAATTACAACAAGAGTACCAAGCCATTGGTAAAAGATTAAGAAGCACCTTTGAACCTGAACAACAGATTGCACAAAAATTAACAATGGGATTGGGTTCATTAAATAATCCATTTAATCTTCGACCAGACCTTAGAACTGGAATTAAAGGTGGTGGCTTATTAGATGTTGAAGTTAAGAAGTTAGGAATGAATAGGCTTTGGAGAGATGGAGTTAAATCTAAAACTTATTCAATAGATAAAGGTCATGGCTTAAATAGGTTGATGCAGAAACATAAGATGAAGTCTCCTTTAGAAGTAGCAGACCACTTTTTAAAAGTTAAAGATGACCCAAAGAGACTTGATTACTTTGTAGAAAACTATGGTAATTCAATGGCTTTTGCAGAAGCCTGTGGTGTCATGCCAGTTAAGGTCTTTGAGTTAATAGCTAGAGAAATAAAGAAGTCTAAAAAACATTATGTAGAACAAGCGTTAATTCAAGAGAGTATAAGTATCGAAGAATTAGTTAATGAATTTAACAATAGAAAAAAGAAGAACGATAAGTACCCAATGAAACAATTCTTTAGTTCTAAGTTTAGAAAAGACTGGTCTTATAGGAATGCTTTTGATTGGACTTCCTATCAAAGATTTCATGAGATGTTTCCTAAGTGGGTAAAGATTATGAATGCAAGAGCGAAGAAGTTTGGCACAAAAGAAGATAGTGACATTGATGTGATGCTAAACATGATAGCTGAAAGTAAAAAAGGAAAATAAAAATCCGCTTATAGAACGGATTGTTTAAAAACTAAGACAATTGACTTTATCCGATTACACTTCGGATTTTATATTCAGTCACTTAATTGAATAAAAAGAATTTAAATATTACATTGATAATAGGTTGGTAAACTTTTGTAGGTATTTATGTTTTCCTTTCTACTACAAAAGAACCAACCTTAAAAATAACCGAAAGGGAAACAGTAAGGTAAAAACTATGGCAGATGCCACTAAATATAAGTCAATATCTCTACCTATTGCGGCTTATAATAAGTTAAAGAAACACTGTAGAGCAATTGCTGATTTTGATGGAGTACCTTTATCAATTTCGCAAACCATTCAACATCACATCTTATTAGCTGATGATTATTTGAATGAAAAAGAACTACCAAAAGATTGTTATAAGTTGGTAGGTAATGAAACAGAAAAAGAGTGGGTTGTTGGAACTAATCTAAACGACCAAATACATACTGGTTCATTAAAACAAATAAAAAAGAATTTAGAGAGCAAATCTCTAAGTCCTTTAGAAAGCAAAGTTGAAGACTTTCTAAATGGTAAGGATAATAAACATGCAAATAGTAACTAAAGTGTTAGACCATTTTGATGGAACAACACCCACAACAACTAAAGCTAAAGATGGGCAAGTTGCTAAAAAATTAAAAGATACTAAGAATACGTTTAGTTCTTTTGCCGAAGCACCTTTTCAGAAAGCTGAGGTTGTCGTTTATCAGACCGCAGAAGACCTGTTGGAATAACTGATGAGCAATTCTTTTAAGAATACACTTAACAGTGTGAAAACGCAGATAAGGTTTATCCACATGAAATTCTTTTATCCACACAAAATTCAGATAGTTGGAAACTTAGGATTTGTAATGTATAGACTAATAAATGTACGAAATAATTATCTATTTTTTCAACAAAATACACCCAAAAGGAGTACATGGAAAAGTATAATACACTTGTGCATAGAAAGGAAATATGTATAACATATATAACGCTAAATTTATGACACAAATAGTTATGGTACTTGCAGGAATATATTGCCGCCTTGTGTTCTTCTTTAGATGTCGTCTTAGAAATAAAAGTGATTTTGATTACTTTATAACAGACCTAAGATTACAATATCCAAAAGGAGAAATAGGAGACGTTGCAATAGGTAAACTTCCTTTCTTTCAAAAAGTTGTTTTAGTTAATGACGAGCTTGAAAGAACATGTGCAATGAAGATAGGACATGTGAACATAAAATA